GTATAGGTAATGGCGTTAGTGAACGAAGAGCTACCGTCAATAGCATAATCAATCAGAATGTTCCAGTCTGCGGGCAACGCCTCACATGAAAGTACTAAGCTTGCCAGGATCTTTTCATCAGCTAGATCATAGTCATGCCAGGCTGAAACAGCAGAACTAGACTTGGTATACTGATCTGTTCGAGCACGCATCACTCGTACCGTGCCTGCATCGCTACGCACCGTATAGAAGATGTCTCCATCAAAGACTACAGCTTCTTGGAGATCATCTGTAGAGTTGCCATCCTCGTTAATCCCCACGACGGCGACTCCGCCCGTCACTGTATCAATCTCGTAAACCTGATGAACACCGGACGGACCTTCTGCCACAAAGAAATGACTGAGCATTGTGCCATTCTGTGCTGAAGCGGCAATCGTCCCTAGATTAGTACCGCTGCGTAAACGTCCTAGTGAACCGTATTCACCACCCGGAGTTAAGTAAAGCACGGTAAGCTCATCAGCTACATCTCGGCCAGGAATATACAACATACCGGAATGTGCCCAGATAGCCTCTCCGACAAAGCCAGGGATACGAGCAATCTCTGAGCCAAAGCCAGTGCCAGCCGCAGTAGTAGGGGTAACCTCTCTAATTGTGGTCAAGTTATCATGGACAACCAATACATAGATACGACCATCCATAGCACACATAGCTGGAAGACCTCCCAAGGCTCCACCCACAGGAACTCCAGTGTCATCGCCAAAGTCATCAATAAGAACTTCGTATGCGCCAATCTTAGCAATCTCCCATACTTCCCCAGAAAGGGCACGATGCCAATATACATAAGGGCCTAATTCAATCAGGCCAGAGTCCGTAGAGTCTGGCAAAGCATTGCTATCAATCTTTGTGGCTGCTCCAGTTCCAGTCCAGGCATAGATATTATCTGTACCGTCCTCAATCCAGTAAACTCGAACAGCGTCTCCGGTAGGAGCCGGATTAGATCCCTGAGTAGGGCCAGTAACAACTACGGCTGCTCCCCACTGTGAGCCGTCCCATAGGTAAACATCATTGTTAGTAGCTCCTGAGGCTAAGAGATACAGGTTGCCAATACCTCGAACTAAGTGACCATGCACGACAAAGTCAGCCACTCCTGTAGAGTCCTGAGTGTCCTCTACATAATAACCAGGACGAAGTGTGCCGGGTTGATTAAAAACACGGACGCCATTTAGTTCTCGCCAAGCCGATGGCTGACTATTACTAAACTTGATTTGACCTTCGCCCCCACTCCAATCAGTCAGTGTCCATTGCATAGTGTCAGCCCGCATCTGGAACTTGTTGCTCTGTTCACCTTGAACAGTTACAGCATTAGGAGGCCTAAGCGGTTCTCCACTCAGCGAATAGTGATCTCCTTCTGCGTCTTCGGCTGCGTGATACCCTACACCATTGATGTAGAAGTCATAACGAGACATGCTAACTCACCCATCGTCTTGCCCGAGAGTATAAGGGCGTCTCGTGCAGCATATGCTGCCTCTCCACCGCTAGTTGAGCAGCTTCCATACGAGTCTCGCTAATGAAGCGGCCCTGGAAATGACGCACATCTCGGGAAGTCTGACCAGGCGGGGTAGTGCGATCTGTTCTCTTGCCAGGATCATGTGTAGCAGGAATAATCGTGCCACCCATCAAAATAACCGTAGCACCCAGAACAACTAGCTCTTCCTGTCGCTCGCTAAGGGTACCCATAGTAAGGCGCTGGGCATAAACAAAGTAAACAGCCTCTCCATTGGCAGTTTGCCCCCAATCCTGGACGAACAGGCCCGTACCTGTAGAATACTCAGCGGGTCCAGCACCATAATGAAACTGGTAGCGGAAGGGTAATGTACTAGGAAGCTCAGTCTGCTCGATAACTTCATATAGTCTAAGCACCCCAAGCTGCGGAATGATATCAGTCTCCGCAAGCTCATAAAAATCTTGAGGATTAACACGAGTAATGGTACCTTGAGCAAAAGCATGAACACCCCACAACTCTAACATCTTGATAGCAGACGTAATTGCATCGTCCACTTTCTTGACGGTGAAGCGGGGATTCTTGTAGAGCACATCATCGGTTCCTACAGAAGCCGCAGCAGTAGTACCAGCCCAAGACGGAATCACAGTCAGGACATCGGCTCCCGGCTTAGCGACAACCATAAACTGCTCACTTGTTTCTGTGTTCTCCAATACATCGTTAACCTCCCACTGCTCATCATCTAATACAGTGACGGACGTAGCGCCCGATGCGTAAGAAGTGGCAAGCCTAGTGACAAAAGGAGCTTCTGTAGGAAAAGCCCCAAAGAGGTAGTCGTATACACGCTGTCTGATTTCTGCCTGGGTAGCCATATCAGTAGTAGCCTACTTGATCTGGAGGGCTAAGTCTTGAATACCGCCACCAAACCGACGCTTGTTGATTACCTGTGCTCGTTTTCCAACCTCTTTCTTAAGATACTCATAAATCTCGTTGTTAGTGGCAGGAAACAGACCAGAAGCATCAGGCTTCAAGACTTCGGGACGGCTTTCAGGTCGCTCAGGAACGCCATCACGGAAAGGATTATAACCCGGATAGTCTCGGGGAAGCTGAGCGTAATAATTGAACAGTCTTAACGCCAGAATCGACACTAGCTGGTGCCTTTCTTTCCGGCCTAGTGGCACCGGAGTAGGCCTAGCCTCGGCCACTACAGCCGCAACCTCTAGCTGCCGCTCACTATACTCGACTCCGGGGATCTCGTTAAGGGGCACCACACTCTTGATCGAACCGTCAGGATTACGCAAGATATGAGCAGGCTCGGGAAACACAGTCATACCGCCACCCCAATCTTCAGCCCCTTCTTGAGCTAGCACGTCTCGGTGGACTTGCTTCATACCCTGATGCTCTTCGGCAAGCGTTGTAGCGTTCACAGTCCTGATGTCTTCCTGGATAACAACAGTTGGCTCCCATCCCTGACGATCTGCATCATCAACAGGAGGCCTTGTGTCGTCTCCAGGAAGAACCAGAGTTTCCGTAACAGGAGGCGCTTGCCTATGCCCAGGCAAGATTAGTCTCTTATCGGCACGAGGCAAACGCCTTCTCATTAAATGCTCCAGGTACGGGACGTGGTAGCTCCATCACCGAAGATACCTCGGGTAATAGCACTAGCGTCTTTATACATGTTGGGTAGCGTATGCCTAGCGTGCCGCTCGTGGCAAAAACCAACGAACGCCCCACCTTGCTCAGCCTGTGCCCAACAATCCCATGCAGCGCAGTAAATAGGAATCAACGTAGCCATGTCGATCAGGAGCTTAATGCCCTTACGCTCGTAGCGCCTCAGGCCAATAGCATCCTCAGGATCGCCACCAGCGTTGTTCTGGATCTGCGCCTCGAAAGGAAGCTGCACAAGACGACCATCCCTGTGGATACCCTTGATATTGTACAGCCGCTTCTTAGGAAGGTTCCTACCCGGCCTATCAAAATGCAGGGTCTTAACCTTCTCTGGATCGATGATGAACTCCTGGTCAATGGAGTATGGCTGGATCTCCGTCCCTGCTGGGATAGAAGCACCAAAACCTTGAGGCCCATATTCCTCGAAGTCCTCACCATGTACTTCAACAGGATAAGGAATATCTGAAGGCTGAACATCACTACGAGACGACGAACCTCGCCGTCTAATGACGCCCACACCACTTCGAGCTTCCTCGATCCGTTCACTTTTGGCCTTAGCTGACACTTTTGCCGCCTCAACCATTTCTTCGGAAAGAACCTGTTCGGGTCTCTCTCTCACGGTCTTTTCAACCATACTCATTCCTTCCATGAGTTGGGGGCCAGATGCACGGCTCCGGCCCCATATTTCTTCCCGCAGCCGTGCCACGGGCTGGATCTTTAGCTCTCGCCAGGTTCCAGACACCACAAGCCTAGTTGATTAACAGACCCTAGGCCAGGGTCCAATTGGATTAAGCGTCGGTAGTGCCCTCTACGCCAGCAAGGTCTTCGATCTCGAAGACACCATACATAGCAGTAGAAACCAGAACCCATCCCCTGATCGGTGGCCAACGCATAGCCTCGACACGAGCGGCCCACTTCTGAACTAGCCCAAGGGCGTAGTCCCGAATGAAGATACCACCCGCACGGTCGGCCCCGGCATTAGCCGTAGGCACGTTGGTCGTCTGGAAGATGTCGATACCAAACCAGCTACCGAAATAGCCAGCCATAGCCTTACTCAGTGAGTTAGGCGAGGTATTGGTATAGATAGAAGCCGCATCGGCCTCCAGTTCCGTCCTCAAATCCGCCGTTTGGCGGGGGTGAAGAACCGCAACAATGGAGCCAAGACCAGCGGCGTCGTTGACTTCCAGGTTATAGATCGCATCGAGCAGGTTGGACAGTGAAATGTTTACTGTAGTCGCCCCAACGGCGATAGAAAATCCAGCAAACAAAGCACAAATGTCCACGTCAACCTTGTCACCAAGAGCACGACCAAGTTGCCGCAATCGAGCGCCATGAGCCGCAGCGATATCGGAGACCTCCAGTACATCAGTAATGGTGGCCATGATTCCGATTTCAGCAGCGGTCCCTGTCACTGAAGTTGAAGTCAACGCAGTGTTGGCAAGCTCGACGCCTTCCGAAACGGAAGCGGCGGTAAACTTATCAGCCTTGGGAACTTTGACGGAGTTAGACGCATCGCCAGCAAGATCGTGAAAATCTAGCAAAGCGGGCGTCACTACGACAGCCATCAACGCATCCTTTACCTCTTCCGAGATAATGGCTGCGTAAGACACATCATCGTATGTCGATGAAGTAGTCGGGTTAGTCGCAAAATCAGATGCCATCTGTTCCTCATCTCCTTTCTAAAAAGATTTGTGGTGGTCGTTCGGACTCACTTCTGAACGCTAGGTGCATAAGGATTCACACCCGGAGCAACCGGCCTTGGGTCACCCCAGGGATTACCTGGATCAATTTCCACTCGGCCCTGGCGTAGAGCCTCCCTAGCAGCAGTCTTGTCTGTCTGGTGCAGAGCTTGCCAAGCTTGTCTCGTCATCTTCTCCTGCGTTGCGCCGCCTGCGCTATCGCCGGGTCGTGAACCACCACGAGACATTTGGGCAAGATCTGAAGACACGTTAGACGCTCCAGTTGGGTCATTGCCCCCTTCCGAAGAACTTCCTGCACCCCCATCGCCGGACTCGCTAGCCTTGCCAAGATTGTGCAATTGGACAAAAGCATCCAGGTTCTCGGCAGTGACTTCTGCATCGGGATTAGCGGCTGCGAAAAGCTCCCCTCGGGAAGCCTCGTAACCCTGTTCCCTTGCTAGATCTCTAGCCAGGAGACGCCTGTTGTCTTTCTCCACAACCGCAGTCTTTTCTCGACTACTAGTCAAGTCCTTTGTCAAGGACTCAATCTGTTCCCTCATCTGAGGGATATTCTCACCTTCGCTCATTAGATTCCTCCTGAGCATTTACCGCTGGTTTCACCAGGAATTGCGGTACTACGTCCCGGCACCTGGGCTACCGAGAGCTTTCTATATGATACGTTAGCACACATTAAGAACCTTGTCTCAAGTTACCCAAGCTTTTAGCTTGTGGTGT